TACCAAAAAGACCGACTTGCATATTACAAAAAACTGAAACATTTTAAAACATTTGGAAAGGGTTGGACTCGCAGAAATAAAGAAACTACTGCGGCTGCGAAGAAAATGATATAAAATATAATGAGATACTTTAATCATGTGCCAATTGAAATTGACAAACTAAAAACTCAAACGATAGATAAAAAAAGATTTTATGAAACACCAGATGGAAACTTATATCCATCTATCACTACTGTTTTGTCTACTAGAAATAAACAAGGATTATTTGAATGGAGAAAAAGAGTAGGTGATGAAGTTGCAAACTATGTTGCAAGAACAGCTGCAACTCGTGGAACTGCTGTGCATCATATGTGTGAGGATTATCTAAACAACTATCCTTTAGAGTGGCCTGATAAGTGGGAAGAACACAAGAAAAAATTTCTACCTTTCTGTTTGTTTAGACAGTTAGAAGAAAGTGTTTTGCATAAAATAGATAACATATATTCTCAAGAGTGTGGACTATACTCTGATAAATATAAAGTAGCAGGTAGAGTAGATTGTATCGCAGAGTATGATGGTGTTCCTTCCATCATTGATTTCAAAACATCTTCAAAAGAAAGAAATGATGAGTATAATGAGAACTATTACATACAGGCATCTGCATATGCAGAAATGTTTGAGGAAAGAACTGGAAAACAGATTGAACAAATTGTAATTTTAGTGGTAACTGAAGATGGTTCTGTCCAAGAATTTGTAAAGAAAAAATATGATTATCTACCTAAATTAGAGGAAGCAATTAAGGAGTTTCAATGTTAGGGAAATGGTTTATCGTAGTTGTAATGTCTACTTCAACTCCACAATTAGGGATTGATTTATTTGTTGTTGAAGAGATGTTTAAGACTAAAGAAGAATGTATGACAACACTAATGTCTAATCCTAATAAATATTTTTTAGGTGCAACTATGAAATTTAAAGGTTTAAAAGCACCAGAGAAAGCTAGTTGTATAGATAGTAATATGGTTAATGAGTTATTAAATGTTAATTTAAGGACAAAGACACAAATATGATTCAAATTACAGATCAGGCAAAAGAATACTTAGAAAGTATGACAGAAGATGAGGGCAAAAAATATGCACATTTATCAGTAAATGGTGGTGGTTGCTCTGGTTTTCAATACAAGTGGGATATGGTTAATGATGATACAGAGGGAACTCTCATTGATAATATTCTAGTATTAGATAAAATGGCTGAAATGTTTGTCATAGGTTGCACAGTAGATTATATAAAAGATTTTGGTGGTTCTTATTTAACAGTTACAAATCCAAATGCCAAGGCTATGTGTGGTTGTGGAACAAGTTTTACAATTTAAGCCTTGACGAATAAGTAAAAGTCTGTTATAAATAGAATCACAATTTGATGAAACAGATTGAAAGATAGGCAGGACATGGGTGCGATACCCATCGCCTCCACCATAAACACAGGGAGTTAAGGCCTCCTACTTGGTAGTGCAAGTAAAAACATAACCCTTTTTCAACTCGGCCTGGTTGGTGTGTTTATGATGGGGGCGAAATAGGATCGACTGGTATTGATTAGAGAAGTGGAGAATTGTCGGTTTACCTCGTAATAGGTTACTAAGTAAATGCAAATGATAATTTTGCACCTGTAGATTATGCACTAGCTGCTTAATCATACTGAGCTCGGTGGGTGCTTGGAAACAGAAACCCACCACAGAATTTTAGTTTGCCGACGGGCAATTAGTATCGTGCAAGGAAGAGCCTTTTACTAGAGGGGCGAACTTGACTAGTTAGGAGTGGTATCCAGGCATGGTTGCAGAAATGCATTGTGTCACATCATCATACCAGATGGAACTAGGTTCTGGAGAGAAAAGAGAATGGTATCTCAGTTCTTCAGTTGTGGGTATAACCGAGTCCCACCGATACATTTAATATGGAGTTATTATGATACAGTTTATAGTCGATAGTTGGAATGGTGTGATGAATGCCGAAAGAAATCCTTTAAGACATATCCCAGATTTAAATACAAGACACATGGTTTTACAAGTTCTAGCATGGATGTGGTGTATCGCATTTGCAATGTATTTTGGTTCTATGTGGATTTTTGGTATTACTGCAATTGCTCATGTAATTTTGATTGCAGCCATTGTATTCACAGTTGCAACATTTGAAACTGCAAAAAGAAATCCTACTTTCTTTTTAAAATCTGGTTATCATACACCAAGTCGTGCAAGAACCATTTGGGTTGATGGTAAAAAGATTGAAGATCCGTATGGTGGTGAACACGAATAATGGTAGATGTAAACTTTAAAACTTTATTTCCTACACCCTTTGGTCATGTAGATTTTGGTGAATCACACAAATCGTTAAATCAAAAATTAATATCAGACATAGAAGATAATATGTCTAAGAGTGATGGTAAAAGTAGAACTTTTAAAAAGAATGATTGTGGTTGGCAATCAGAGAGTGATTTAGAAAATGAGTATGAGAGTTTCAAAACATTAGGCACAGAAATTTTAAAATGGGCAAAACCTATAATGTCAAAAAGTGGCATATCACAAAATGAAATTAATAATTTATCATTAAGTAGTATGTGGGCAAATGTTATTTTTAAAGCTGGTGGGTTTTCTAATCCACACATTCATGGATATGGTAATACTTTATGGACAGGTGTTTATTATCCAAAAGGAATAGAGGGAACAGATAATTTTATATTTGATGGTGTTGTAAAAGGCTCTGGTATTTTAGTTCTAAAAGACCCAGCATTTGTTTCAAAGAGATTAATAAAATGTAGTTACTCTGATGCAACTTGTTATGGAAGAAATATGTCAATAGTTCCTAAAGAGTCTTTACTTGTTCTATTTCCAGTTTGGGTAGAACATTATGTAACACCAACAATAGATGATGAGAAGAGATATAGTATCTCTTTTGGAATACATAGGGGTTATTAGTATGCAAACATCAAAAACATTTTCATTAGAAATAGAAAAGATGGCAAAAGAAAAAAATCTTACACATATGGATGCTGTTGTGGAATATTGTAGAATAAAAGGTATAGAACCAGAGTCAGTTGCAAGACTTGTATCAAAAAGTCTAAAAGAAAAGATAGAGGCAAATGCAAGAGATTTAAATTTTTTACCTAATCAAGCAAAGTTACCAATATAGTAAATGTCACAAGCAATAGATATCTATTTAAAATATTGTGCAATGAAGGCTCACTTTGGTGAGGGTGATTATGATTATGTCAAATTTAAAGGTAAGTCAAAAGTATCAAGAGAATCTTTTTGGAAAAGAAAAGATCGAATATTTTTTGTATCACTAGGCAGAAAGTATGATGCATATTTAATAGATAGTGTTGATGATTATTTACTTGCAAATTTTATAGTGGAAAATAAAGGTTGGATAGGAAAGTTTTCTGATGAAAATTATTACAAATGGAAAGATAGAATGTCAAGATTAAGTCAAATATTTGAAAATGATTTAAACAATTTTAACATTGATGACCTCACAGTTCCAAATAATTCTCACCCCAAACTATTAAAAGATTATCTTGGTAAAAGAATATCACTTGAAACTATGATTATTTTAGATGGACTTTTAGACTATACCTCTAAATGGGATAAGAAGATGGAAGATGATGTTGTATGGCCAAAGACAAAAAAACTTATAAATGACTACAAAAAGTTCTTGACATATGAGAAAGAAAAGTGTAAGATGATTCTAATTAAATTAACAAAAACGGAGTAATGGTATGGAAATGCCTGATAAGTTAGTTATAGAACAACTCAAGACTCGTGTTAAGAGTTTAGAGTATGATTGTGCAGAGTTACAAAAAAAGAACTCTGAACTTTCAGAGAGATGTAAGAAACTTGCATCTCGACAACCTACTTGGCCTAAAGGTTATCAGCCAAGAAGGTATGTGCCAAAACATAAGGCACAATGAAGGTAATAGTTTACGGAAACGGAAAGTCACGCCAGAAATGGAATGTGAATGAAAAGTTTGATGATGTCACTACATGGGGTTGTAATGCTATATTTCGTGATGTAAAGGTTGACAATCTTGTTTCCGTAGACTATGCCATGCAACATAAAATATATGAGTCTGGATATGCACATAAAAATAAATGTTGGTTTGCAGATTGGAATATTATACCAGAGTATTTTTCTGGGTTTGATACGATAAGAGCAGAAAATAGTTCTGTCGTTATTGAGAATGAAAAGAATAATAGAAGTGGTTGTGTAATCAATGGTAAGGAAAATGAACCAGAAAAAGGATTGTATATCACTTGGGTTGACAATGATGATATGGTTGAAAATATTGAATATCCTAAAGAATGGAGTGCTGGAACAACAGCTACACATCTTGCTTGTCAACAAGGAGCAAAAGAGATTTATTTAATAGGATTTGATCTAAATGATGATCCTATAAATAATGTATACGAAAGAGAGTATAATCTTTCGTATAAATATGGATATAGGAAAGATTGGGAGTCTGAACTAAAAACTACAATCAAAGAATATAAAGATGTAAATTTTGTTTGGGCAATAAACTCAAGAACTTCCTATTATTTTAATGATGATAATTTAACATACGATACATACGATAACATAAGGAGAAACATATGTCGTTAGATACATTAAAGAGAAGCAATTCTCTAGATAAACTACTCAATGCAGTTAAAGAAGATTCTGCACCTCAAGAAAAAAAATCATATGTAGACGAAAGGTTGTGGAAACCAGAACTAGATAAATCTGGTAATGGTTATGCAGTTATTCGTTTTCTACCAGCACCAAAAGGTGAGGAGTTGCCTTGGGCAAAAGTTTGGAATCATGCATTTCAAGGCCCAACAGGTCAATGGTATATTGAAAACTCACTAACAACTCTTGGACAAAAAGACCCAGTTTCAGAATACAATTCTAAATTATGGAACTCTGGTGTTGAGTCTGATAAAGAGATTGCAAGAAAACAGAAAAGAAAACTACAATACTTTTCTAATATTCTTGTAGTGAGTGACAGTAAACACCCAGAGAATGAAGGTAAAGTATTTCTGTTTAGATATGGAAAGAAAATCTTTGACAAATTGATGGCTGCAATGCAACCAGAATTTGAAGATGAAACACCTATCAATCCTTTTGACTTTTGGGAAGGTGCGAACTTTAAATTAAAGATTCGTAAGGTAGATGGTTTTTGGAACTATGATAAATCTGAGTTTGAAGCAGTATCATCTATCGCAGATGATGATGCAAAGATTGAAGAACTTTGGACTAAACAGTATTCTCTCAAAGAGAAACTTGATGCAAGTAACTTTAAATCTTATGATGAGTTATCTACTCGTTTCAATGCAGTAATCTCTGGCACAACAACAGTTGGTAATGTTTCAGAACAAATGGAAGATGAACCGATTGCAACACCAAAAGTTGATACAAAAGAAGTAGAAGCTTCTGCACCTCAGACAGAGGAAGAAGATGATACTATGGATTATTTTCAGAAACTTGCTAACAGTTAATGGTTTTGCTGGTGTAGCTCAATCGGTAGAGCAACTGATTTGTAATCAGTAGGTTGGGAGTTCGAGTCTCTCCACCAGCACCATTACTTAAAATGCGAGTGAACTAGATAATCTTTGAAGAACTGGATCTTGATCTGATAAAGGTCTTATAACTGATGTTCTGTTAGTATTATTTACATTGTTACTTACTTGTTGGATAACAGTAGTTCCAGAACCACCTCCACCACCACCCATCAATCTATTGATAGCAGCCATACCTATTTGGTCTGTTCTTTGTTCAGAGAAAACTTGTGTTGGTGATCTAGACATAATGAGTTCAGGCCCTTGCTCTCCAACTAACGCAAGTTTTCCAGCTCCAAGAGCACCACCCATATATCTCTCTTGAACTGGATCATCACCTGCTCCCCCAACTTTTGCTTTTAATCTCTGTAATTCTGCTTCCATTCTTGCTAGTTCTTTTTTCTCATCTTCTGAATCTCTAAAAATACCATCATAATCCCCAGCCTCAATACCTGCTCTAAGATATTTGGTTTCGTATTCAAGTTCTTCTATTTTTTCTTCATCTGTCTTATCTATTACCCCAATGGCTTTTAGTATTCTGGTTGCGCCTGGTATTGCATTTACAATTTTAGCAACATCAATATCAAGAATTTTTCCAAAGTAATCAAATATTTTACTAAATGATTCTCTTATTTTTGCAGATAGGTCAAATTCCTCACCCTCTGGGTCTGTAAAACCAAATAAACCTCTAACATAATTAATTGCTTTTGAAACAGGAGCAAGAACAATATCCATGAGTCCACCCTCTCCAAAAGCAAATCCTAATAGTTGTTTTAAT